AAATGCACAAGAGATAAGTAAAGATTGTTTTAATGAATTTTTTGAAAATGAGGAAGTTCATTAATGGATAACGAAATAGAGTTAATAGATTTAGAGTCTTTGACTTTTTATTATTCACTAGGCGAATACCCAGATTTAGATACTGCTACTGTTCGTAGTGGTAAGTTTAAAGATGGTACACCTTTGACCAAGGAAGATAAAATAAGATTTAAAGCAGATTACCCGACTGCTTTTTATGAACTCCTATGGAAGTTCATAGGTCAATTCGGGGTTTAACTAAAAAGGAATACTATGGCAACAAATAGAGAGAGGTTGAACACCCTCTATAAAAAGTTCGGACTAGAAAAAGAAGATACATTTAAACACGCTCACTATACAATTCTTACCAGAAGTGGTATTGAAAAGGTACAGAGAGGGTGTAATATCAAAGTTATTTATGAGGTCATTAAATGTGAGCCAGATTTTGCTTGTGTTAAAGCAACTGCTCATATGGAAGATGCATTCATAGAAACTTTCGGTTCTTGTAAGCGAGGTAAAGGTGGTGATGGTAATACTATCTCTTGGTATGTTATGGAAATAGCAGAGAAGAGGTCATTATCCAGAGCAGTTCTTAAACTCGCAGGTCTTTATGAGATGGGTCATATGGGTGAGGACGAGTCTGAGGACTTCAAAGCACCTACTAGAAGTCAACAAACTGGGGCAGAGGTCAATAGGCTTACTAAAGAGTTAAAGAGTCCTAATTGCTCCCTGGATCGAGCCAAGGAAATCATGGAAGATATGCAAGAGCGTGAGCATGAGAATCCTAATTCACCTTGGGTAGCAGTTATAGATGTTGCTATGGAAATGTTTGGGGATGAATTTTATACTAGAGGGGATGAGTTATTAACTGAAGATGAACTAACCACTCTTAATGAAAACTATACCTCTAACCCAGAGGATGAATTATGAGTGAAACAAAAGAAACTATACTAAATACAGAACTGACTAAGGATAACCCTTGGAAAATAATACATCTTTTGTCTGTGGAAGTAGATAAAAGGTTTTCTATTGAAGAAATACAAGACGCTTGGAATTCTGTTTATGGTAAGGAAAAGTGGAAGCCTCGATTGATAGAAGAATTAGAGCAAAGACTTTCCTAAAAGAATTAACAGGGGTTGACTTTCCAATGTTATTCGGTCAAGTTCATACGAGTTTCATAGTTTTCTCGTACTTGGTCGTTAGGTTAGAGAATAAGTCTGGTGCTTGGGTCTACCATTAAGTGACCCTTTTTAATATAAGGAAATAAAATGGCTAATAATGAAGAATATGATGACACTAATAAAGGTGCTATATGGAAAAGTAAGTTTACTGATAATCCTAAATCACCTCAATATACAGGTCATCTAAATGTAGATGGCGAAGATTATAAGTTGTCTGCCTGGAAGTCTAAAAGCGACAATCCTAAAGCACCTGTGCTTAACATTCAAGTTCAAAAGGTATCAGACTTTGAAGCTGCCCACTCTAAAAAGGTGGAAAGTCCAAGTGATGATGATGATGTGCCTTTCTAATGTTAAGCAAGACAGAAAAAGCCAATCTGATAGTTATTGATGGCAAAGAATATACGAACTCTGGAAAGCCTTCAACTAAAAACAAGAGAGGGCCTTCTAGGGTTCGAGTGTTCACGCTAGATGATGGTAATAAAATTACGATTAAGATTCTGGCAGGGATTTTAAAATGTGAAAACGCTTGTGCTAGGGCGAGGTTAAATTCTTCGTCAGACCCCAAGAAGATCTTTTGTGAAGTACAAAAGGTTAATGGCAGAACCAGAAAGACAAACGAAACTGCCAAATTAATGGACGCTCACGATTGGTATAAAGACCCAATGACTAAACTTTTAATGAAAAATATATAGGAGAATACTATGCTAGTAATATGCCCACATTGTGCAAAACCACATGAAGTTGAGGCTGAAAAAGTTGTTGTTCGACCAACTGATGAGGAGTTGATTGAGTTCGATATCTTTAGAGATAACTATAAAGGTAAAAAGCGTGGCTTAATTACCGAGATGGATAACTTCACTAAGAAACACAAAGATTGGAAAGAAGTTTTGTTAATACTTAATCGTTTATATTTAGATTGGGGTGAACAAAAATTCATACCACATTTTCAAACATTTATTAATCAAAGGCAATGGGAAATGTTCGACATTAAACCTAAAAAACTAACCAACCCATATGGTGAGGAATTTAATTGGAGGAAAAAATGAATACGAATGTACTAGATGAAAACGGCTTACCTTTTATTGTAAGTAAATATACAAGAGCAGGTGGGCAAGGTAGAGAAATTGTCTGTCCTTGTTGTAATGATAAAGTCAGAGTGTATCACTTTAGTTGGTTTGCTTTAGTATGTGATAAGTGTGGTGAGCCAGTTAAAAAACTTAATTGGGTTGTTGCTTTAACTGATAAAGAAAAGTACACAGGCAAAACTGAAGTTATTAATAATGGAAAACATAAATGGACTGAAAGAGAAGTCAATACCAAAATGATTCAAGATACCCATTGTTATATTAATACATCAGACTACCCAGATTTTTGTGATAGTTATTTTGAGGAGGCAACTTGGATTGATGGAACGGCATTAACTGATGAAGAGTTAGAGCATCTTCAAGATACTGGTGATGGTAGTTATCTTTATGGATGTATAGAAGATCAACTTTACTAAGGAGAATAATATGGCAGTTACTACAATGATAGATTTACAAAAACTTAAAGCGATTTGCTTGGAAAAAGTTATAGAACATTTGCAAGAGGAAGTTGAGAGTGAGTCCTTTATAAATGCCGAACAGGCAGAACATATGTTAGATTTTATAGGGAGTATGTTAATAGATGAATTAATCTTAAGGAAAGAAATTGTTGAATTTCCCCAGATAAAAGAATGAAAACACTTAAAAGAATTTTAATCTATAGTGCTTTTTTATCGTCAATAATCTCTGCTAGTTGCCTAGTTTATATAGTCCTCTGGTTAGAAGCTTTACGCAAAGGATGGCTAGTATGAAATATAACTCTATAGATTCAGAGAGAGCAGTTGTTGGTGGGTTGCTGCTAGACCCTTGCGTTGACAGGGTTATGCAAACTAGATTAGCAGAAGAAGATTTTAGTAATGAGAAGTTAGGATATGTCTTTCGTTGTATCTTAGATATGAAAAAAGATAATAAAGCTATTGATGTCATAACTGTAAGAGATTACATTACTAATGATTATCAACCTAATGATAGATCCTGGGCAGTCGATTTTGAAGATTTGGCAATGCTAATAGAGAACTCTACAGGAACTGCCAACATAAAATCTTATGCCTCTCATATAAGAGAATGTAGAATTAAGAATGCAATAGAGGATCTTAAAAAAGATATTGAATACGACAACTATCAAGATACAGTTTCCGAGATACAAAACCTTGAATTAGAATTAGAAAATAAAGATGAAAGTTCTATACAGGCTATCGTTGGAAAGACTGTAGATTACCTTGAGGAATTATCAGTTAGTGGTGTTGGATTGTCTAGTGGTTTTAAATCCCTGGACGCTCTAATTACAGGATTCAGACCAGAAACATTAACAGTTCTTGCAGGTAGACCTAGTATGGGTAAATCTACCCTGGCCCTAAATATTGCAGATACAGTATCTAAGAAAAAGAATGTTTTGTTTTACTCACTTGAAATGGGTCAAGTACAACTCATGTTAAAACTTGCGTCATCTCACTCATCTATACATCTATCTAAAATTGATAATGACAATATGTCAGATAAGGAACAAACTGTATTCTATGAAACATTGTCTAAGATCGGTAACCAGAATTTAACTATTATTGATAAACCATCAATGTCAATACATGATATAGCATCAAAATCTAGACAACTTAATAGTGAAAAGAATATAGATATGATTATAATAGACTACTTACAGATTATGAAATACGATAAAGGTAAAGAGATTTCAGAACTGGGTCATATTACTAGAGAATTAAAATATCTCTCTAAAGAACTAGGAATACCTGTAATTCTATTAAGTCAATTGAGTCGTGGGGTAGAGTCCAGGGAAAATAAAAGACCATTCATGAGTGATCTACGCTCTTCTGGTGAAATAGAGCAAGATGCTGACTGTATAATCATGGTTTATAGAGATGAATATTATTCAGATGAGTCCGAGGACAAAGGACTAGCAGAATTAATTGTTTCAAAGAACAGAATGGGGCAGACAGGTTTTGTTAAATGTGAGTTTCATGGAGAGTATTCTAAGTTTAATGATATGGAGATTAATATATATGGCTAGTAAAATAAAACATATAACCCAAGAGAGGTTAAAAGAATTATTTACACTTACAGATAAAGGGTTGGTCTGGAAAGTTAATCGCCCAGGGGTAACAATTGGAAAAGGCTCTATTGTTCATAAATCAACTGGATATAAATTACTTAAAGTTGATTATCGGCAATACAGAGAGCATAGATTAGTATGGTTGTATGTTTATGGAACTCTTCCTAAAATGTTAGACCATATAGACGGAAATAAAGAAAACAATAGTATTGAAAATCTTCGTGAAGCCACTATATCTCAGAATATGCAAAACATGAAAATATCTTCTGCAAATACATCTGGTGTTAAGGGTGTTACTTGGAATAAGAAAAGACAAAAATGGAGAGCCAGAGTAAGACTTAATAAAAAAGAGTATGCTGCAGGTTTTTACAAGAATCTTGAAGAGGCTCGAATAGCCGTTTGTAAGAAGAGAGAAGAGTTACATGGTGAATTTATGAATCATGGAGATTAATATGAAAAATAAACTAAAAATAATATTGATTGCGTTTATAATTGGGGCAATCTCAAGTTGTAGTGAAATAGAAAGGCAGTTAGTAATGAAAAAGCCTCACATGATATGTGATAAAAGTGAGTCTTT